GCAGTGGAAGCTGCGACCGGAAATACCGACTTAATGACGGCAGATGAGGCTAAGCGGCGTAAATTGTCCGCTGAAGCTGGTCTGCAAGAGATTGAGCTTGCTATGAAGCAGGGCAAAGTCGTGGAAATCGAGTCGGTTTACCAAGATAAGTGCAATGAAAATGCCGAATTGCGGTCTAATATGCTGAATATCCCTAACCGAATTGCCATGCAGTGTGTCGGCGAAGATGAGACAACCATTCATAAAATAATGACCGATGAGATCACAATTGCTCTAAGGTGTTTGTCAGATGAATGAAATCGGCAATCCTGAAGCGTTAAAGGAAGCCCTGAAGAAGGCTAGGCGCTTTTTACGCCCGCCAAAAGAGCTTCTACCTTCAGAATGGGCAGAAGAAAACGTCAAAATCCCGATTGGTAACGCGATTCCGGGTTTTATCCGGTTTGACAACGCACCTTACCAGCGCGAGCCGCTCGATATGTTCTCACGCAAGGACGTTCAGCGAATTACGCTAATGTGGGGCGCTCAGCTCGGCAAAACTCAGCTTCTTAACTGTGCTTTGGCGTATCACATCGCTCATGAACCTGTTTCGCAGATTATGTTGCAGCCGAGTCAGTCGGATTTGCACACTTGGCTAGAAACCAAGTTCAATTCAATGGTTGATGCCAATCAAGTGCTGAAGGAAACGATTGCGAAGCCTCGATCTCGCGAAGGTGTCAATAATCAGACGATGAAGTCTTACCCAGGTGGCTTCCTGATGTTCTCTTGGGCAGGTTCAGCTCGGACATTGCGCGGCAGATCAGCGCCGAAAATCTACTGCGATGAAACTGACGGTTACGAATATACGAACGAAGGCCACCCGGTAAACCTGCTGTGGCAACGTGCTGCAACCTTTTCAGATCAGCGAAAGCTGCTTGTCACCTCTACGCCGACCATAAAAGGTGCGAGTTTCGTAGAATCTAGCTATCAAGACGGCGATCAGCGCCAATATTACGTCCCTTGCCCTCATTGTGAGGAAATGCAGACCTTGAAATGGTCAAATGTGCGTTGGGATAAGGATGATGACGGCAATCATCTGCCGGATACCGCGCATTACGTCTGCGAAGGCTGCGGCAGTATATTGAACGACAACGACAAGCGTTTAGCCCTAAAACGGGGTGAATGGCGAGCATCTAAGCCATTCACAGGCCATGTTTCATATCATTTAAGTGAACTTTATTCGTCATTTCGCCGTTGGAGCGACATTGTTCGCTCATTCTTAGAGAAGAAAGCGAATAACGACATTCAATCGTTCACAAACGTATCTTTAGCAGAGACCTACGATGGTGGTGGGGATCAAATTGACGAAATGGACTTAGCAGAGCGCCGTGAGAGCTTCGGTGAGTTAATTCCTGATGAAGTTATCGCCATGTTTGCTGGTGTGGACGTTCAGGATAACCGTCTTGAGGTGTCGATCATTGGATTTGGTCGTGATGATGAGACGTATGTGCTTGGACACGAAATCATGTACGGCGATCCATCGACTCCGCAGCTTTGGACGGCACTTTCGTCAATCCTTTTTCAGACGAAGCAGACTTACTCCGGCAGAAACATCGGAATCAGAGCTACGGCAATTGACTCCGGTGGTCACTTTACCAACTCGGTTTATCAGTATGCGAAGAACAATGCTGGCAAACGGGTATTTGCGATAAAGGGTGTCGGTGGCGAAGGTAAGCCGATTGTCGGTCGCCCAAGTAAGAACAATGTGGCTCGATGCCCACTCTTCCCGGTTGGCGTTGATACAACCAAAGATTTGCTATTCACCCGACTGAAGATAAAGGAGCCGGGTGCTGGATACGTCCATTTCAACGATACGCTGAATGATGAGTATTTCCGGCAGCTCACCGCAGAGAAGATTGTGACGAAGATGATTCGTGGCTTTGCTCACCGGCAGTTTCAGAAAATGCGCCCCCGAAATGAAGCATTGGACTGTTTCGTGTATGCTTTAGCCGCTTATGGTATTACCAACATCAACATCAATGCCTTAGCTGATCGAGTTGAATATGAACATCGAGAAGAGCAAGTAGTCGAGGAAAAGCCGGTTAATCCGAAAAAATCTTTTGTGCCAAAGACTAATAAGGGTTTTGTGAACAGTTGGCGTTAGTGCTACCTTACGTTTATTATGCCGCTAATATCATTTCGGGGTAGCACATGGCAAATCTTTTTGATGCAACGAATGCACCAGAAGGCGAACCAACAGAAGTTGTTGTTGGGGACTTTCTTCAATGGAAACGATCAGACTTAGTTGCCGACTATCCTACGGATGAATACACGGCAACATACGTTGCTCGCATTACTGGCGGCGGCTCTGACGAAATACAGTTAGAGATGACAGGTCATGATACTTACTACTTAGCAACTGTACAAAGTTCAACAAGTGAAAACTTTTCTGTCGGTGAATATCACTGGCAGTTAGAGATTGTTCAAGATAGTTCAGGCAATCGCATCGTAGTTGATCTTGGTGACTTCAAGGCAATTGCTGATTTAGATACCAATCAAGCTGATCCACGCACACACGCACAAATCACACTTGATAAGATTGAGTCATTAATTGAAGGCAAGGCCGATAATGACGCGCAAGAGTATTCAATTGCGGGTCGTCAGCTAAAGAAGTACAGCTTCAATGAACTTTTAGATTTGCGCGAGTATTATCGGCGCGAAGTTGCTAAAGAAAAAGCAGATCGCGACATAAAACAAGGTCGTAAAAGTGCTGCAACGATTAAAGTGAGATTCTAATGGGAATGTTTGACATCTTTAAGGCAAAGAAAAGCAGCACGCCAACAAAACCGCTGCAATTTAAGCGTTCTTATGCAGCAGCTAACACGGGTCGGTTATTTTCTGACTTTGTGACTTCAGATGCTTCAGCAGACTCAGAATTAAAGAATGCACTACCCAATTTACGCAATCGATCACGCGATTTAGCCAGAAATAACGAATACGCACGCCGATATTTCGATCTAATCAAAACAAATGTCGTAGGAGAGAGGGGCTTTCAACTTCAAGTTAAGGCCCTTGATTCTGTTGGCAACCTAGATAAATCAGGCAATGACGCAGCAGAAAAGGCGTTCGCTGAATGGTGTCGCCGTGGAAATTGTACTGTTGACGGTAAAATGTCTTGGGTAGATGCCCAACGACTTGCGGTTGAATCTGTTGCGCGAGATGGTGAGGCATTTATCGTCTTACACCGTGGCGCTGCATTTAAAGATTCATTCGCAGTAGAGTTTATTGAGCCTGACCAAGTTGACGTAACGCTGAATCGAAAACTCGATGATGGTGGCGAAGTCAGAATGGGCGTAGAACTGGACAAGTTCAAGAAACCTCGTGCTTATTACATTAAGACATCACACCCAGGTGACAATGAGTTCACCTCAATCAGTTTAGGTCAGAAGCACAAGCGCATCCCTGCTGAAAAAGTGATTCATGTTTATAAGCATCTTCGTGCAGGTCAGACCCGTGGTGAGCCGTGGCTTGCTTCTGCGATCCCTGCACTGAAGCAGTTAGGCGCTTTGCGTGAGGCTGCAATCGTAAACGCCCGTATCGGCGCATCTAAAATGGGCTTCTTTACCTCACCTTCTGGTGACGGCTTTGTTGCCGATGATTTGGATAACAATGTTCCTATCATGGAAGCCGAACCCGGTACTTTTCATCAGCTCCCGCAAGGCGTTGACTTCAAATCGTTCAATCCTGATTATCCAGCGTCAGAGTTTGATTCGTTCCACAAGTCAGTATTGAAAGGCATTGCGTCTGGTATGGGCGTTTCCTACACATCTTTATCTAATGACCTTGAATCGACTTCTTATTCATCGATTCGTCAAGGTGCGCTAGAAGAGCGAGATAACTACAAAAATAACCAAGCCTTCATGCTTGAGCATTTTGTACGCCCCATTTATGAGGCATGGTTATCGTCTGCGATGGAGATGAACACTTTTGGCATTCCGGTTCGTCAATTTGAGCGATTCCGTGATGCTTCATCATTTAGAGGCAAGGCTTGGTCTTGGGTTGATCCGTTAAAAGAGATGAACGCAGCAGTGACCGGACTTAAAGCTGGTGTTATGTCACTTCAGGACGTTGCGAGCCAATATGGTAAGGACGTTGAGGAATTGATGAGCCAGATTGCCCGCGATAAGGAATTGGCGGCACAGTTTGGCGTGGCTTTCGCGTATGAGCCGTATGGCGCTACTTTGTCGCCAGTTCCACCAGACGGATATGACAATGGCGAAGGTTGATACGAAACCTAGTGATGGCATGGTGAGTGAGGCTAAGAAGGGTCTTGCTTGGCGTGAAGAGTATGGTCGTGGTGGTACAGAAGTTGGTATTGCACGCGCTCGTGACATTGCTAACCGCAAATCATTATCTGAAAAGACAGTAAACCGTATGGTGAGCTTCTTTGCTCGACATGAAGTGGATAAGAAAGCTGAAGGTTTTAGACCGGGCGAGAAAGGTTATCCATCGAATGGTCGAATTGCTTGGGCTTTATGGGGTGGAGATGCCGGTAAATCGTGGGCAAATAAAAAGCAAGCGCAGTTTGACAAAGATAGAAGCCATGACGATACTGCGATTAATATTAACCCCGCATCTGAGGGCAACCGAATGAGCGAAGAAATTGAAGAAGTAATTGAAGAAGTTGAATTGGCTGAAGAAGTCGAGGCAACTGATGAGATTGAAGTAACCGAAGAGTCGGTTGATATGCGTGATTTAGGCATTGGAGTTGAGCATCGCGCTTACTCACTTGATGCTTCACCTATCAATACTGATGAACGCCGAGTACAAATCGCTGTTTCTAGCGAGGAGCCTGTTGAGCGTTCGTTCGGTAAGGAAATCCTTGAACATAGCGAAGAGGCGATTGACTTGTCATTCCTGTCCTCTGGACGCGCACCGTTGCTGTTGGATCACGATCCTGAGAAGCAAATCGGTGTAATTGAATCTGTAGACCTAGATAGC